GCCGAAGATTTCCTGAGTATTATGACGATACTCAGAGCTATGAAGATGACGCCCCTTCTAAAAAGGCATCAGAACCGGTCTACGAGGATGAACCTCCGCGCCGTGCAACAAAACCAGCTAATGTGGTGGCCCCGGCCTCCCGTAGCACTCCGCCTAACCGCGTGAAGTTAAAAGCATCAGAAGCAGCGATTGCTCGCCGTCTTGGGGTGCCCATCGAACTCTACGCTAAACAGGTTGCTCAACTAAGAAGAGGTGAATAATGGATCAAGTACAAGTGGCTACGAAAACGCAAAACCGTTCAGCTCGTGAGCTGGACACACGTCAGACGATGCAACGCCCTGAAGCGTGGCGTCCACCTGAGACTTTGCCTATGCCAGATGACCGTCCCGGTTGGACACATAGGTATATTCGTATTAGTACTATGGGTACTGCTGATCCAAGTAACATTTCTTCGAAGTTACGCGAAGGATATGAACCCTGCAAAGCAGAAGATTATCCGGAGCTCATGATGCACGCTTCCATCGAAGGTCGCTTTAAAGGCGGCGTAGAGGTGGGCGGTTTATTGCTTTGCCGTATCCCCGAAGAATTTATGACTCAACGGGCTAAATACTACGAGAACCTAAACAAGTCTCAAGTAGATTCGGTGGACAATAATTTTCTTCGTGAAAATGATCCTAGGATGCCTCTTTTCTCCGAGAAGAGAACCAAGGTCACTTTCGGTTCTGGTACTTAAATTTAGGAGTCCTTTATGGCTTATCCGGTTGTTGACGCCCCTTACGGGCTAAAACCGATCAATCTGATCGGAGGTCAGGTCTTTGCGGGTTCTACTCGTGATTACCCGATCACTAACGGTTACAGCACGAACATTTTCTACGGTGATTACGTAGGATTGTCTCGTGGTGAAATCGTGCGTCTGTCTGTGTCTACTGGCACAGCAGGCAATCAAACAGGTATCTTCTTGGGATGCCGTTACACAAACCCCGTCACTAAACAGTTGACTTTCTCGCAATACTGGCCCGCGTCAACTGCGGCTGGTGATGCAGTAGCTATTGTTGCTGACGATCCTGACCAAGTGTTCAAGGGTGTTGTTTGTTCTGCTACTACCGCTGTTGCTTCTGGCGCTCGCGCTATGATTGGTCAAAACTTGGCCATGATTAACAACACAGGTAGCACTACAACTGGCAATTCTAAGAACGCCATTCTCGCACCTAGCGATACTCCCGCTACTACATCATCCTTGCCCGTTCGCGTGCTTGGTTTGGTGCCTGATACGGCTGTTTCACTTGGAACTGTGACTTACACCAGCATTTCTACCGCTACTGTAACTTGCTCGGCTCTGCCGTTTGCGTTACCCGTTGGTACAGACGTTGGCTCGTTGGACTCTTCTGGAAACTATGTTTCTTCGGGTTCTTTCGTCGACACCGCCGCATCTGCCGGTGCTACATCGTTTATTTTGAATCAAGCTCCTGTTGCTACATTGAACACTACTATTGTGTTGATGCAGTACCCAGAAATTCTGGTCAAGATCAACTTTGGTCAGCATCAGTACTATGCTGGTACCAGCATTGCTTAAGGAGTAACTTAAAATGGCAATTTCACGCGCACAACTACTTAAGGAACTCCTCCCCGGCCTGAACGCATTGTTCGGTATGGAGTACGCACGCTACGGCGAAGAGCACAAAGAACTCTACGAAACAGAGACCTCTGAGCGTTCCTTCGAAGAAGAGACCAAGCTGTCTGGCTTCTCTGCTGCACCTGTTAAGAACGAGGGCTCTGCCATCGCTTATGACAATGCACAAGAGGCATGGACAACTCGCTATAACCACGAAACCATCGCTTTAGGCTTCTCCATCACTGAAGAAGCTGTGGAAGATAACTTGTATGACTCTTTGTCAGCTCGTTACACCAAAGCATTGGCTCGCGCTATGGCTTACACCAAGCAAGTTAAGGCTGCTGCAGTCTTGAACAATGGTTTCACTAACTCTGCCGTTTATTACGGTGGTGATGGCGTGCCTTTGTTTAGCACAGCACACCCCTTGATCTCCGGTGGTACTAACAGCAACACCCCATCTACTCAAGCTGATTTGAACGAGACTTCCTTAGAAGCCGCCGTTATTCAGATCGCTGCTTGGACTGATGAGCGTGGTTTGCTGATCGCTGGTAAGCCACGTAAGTTGATTGTTCCTCCTGCACTGCAGTTTACGGCAACTCGTTTGCTTGAGACTTCACTGCGTGTTGGTACTGCTGACAATGATATTAACGCGTTGAAAAACAACGGTTCTATCCCTGAAGGCTACACAGTCAACAACTACTTGACAGACACAAACGCTTGGTTCTTGTGTACTGACGTGCCTAACGGTCTGAAGCACTTCATCCGCTCTCCTTTGGAGAACAAGATGGATGGTGACTTCGACACAGGTAACGTTCGTTACAAGGCCCGTGAGCGTTATAGCTTTGGCTGGTCTGACCCATTGGGTATGTTTGGATCTTCC